GACCCGCCCAGCGTCCGGTACGGTTGGCACCATAGAATTGTAACGTTCCTCTGAGACGAAGATCTGATCCCATGGCGCTATCGGTCATGGTGTATTTAGATACCGATGACTTTGCAAGTTTCTTTCGAATCATAAGCATTTTTGCGGCAACGTCATCAGCATCCATCAGAGCATCGGCCACAGTGTCCTTAGTTAATTTATCAAGACTGACATTAGTATTATTGTTTAGCCAATCAAGCAATTGGTTTCGGCTATTAGGGTTGCTAAGCCCCGTGATTTGGTAAGCCTCATTCATCAACATTTCTCGATTTTCCTCATCAATGTATAGTGCACCCTCAACCAATTCATGGTCGATGCGCACCCCTCTACTATTGATTTGGATATCAAGATACCAATCTTTCCACGTATCATCAGGTACAGGGAAAGAAGCTAATCTGTGATAACATTCCATCTCAGTCACAACGTCCTGGCGGTTGTACTCGATAAAAGCATTCCATTTATCCATATCGTGTCTAGGTAGATTACGTGCACGGCCCCCATTTCGTTTGGTAGGTTTACATGGCGTACAGAAGTACTTGATAAGTGCTTTCCCCGATGTGTCCTTTTTCTTATCCTGAGGTAACCCCAGGGCCTTGCCGAGTAAGGCTAGGCCCATAGGATATCCTAAGTAGGCACCGTGAATCATCGTACACTGCCACTGATCAACAGATGTGAGTAACCCTGCACGATTTAGACATGTAATTTCAAATTGTGCATTGTAAGCGTGCTTGATTACATCTGGGTTTAATAAATCACGAATTACACTGTCAGGAATTACTCCTCCCTGCGCTAAATCTACAACTTCAACAGGACCAAAGTCGTAGGAATACGCAAATAGTAATATGGCGAAATCAGGTGATTCAGTGTATTTGTACACGCCGAATGAGATATCAGTCGATGAATATGTTTCTATATCAATACTTAGATGCCTCATATCAGGCACCTATTAGTAAGGTTGACCAGTTACAGGGTTAATCCCTACAGGAGCTTGTTGTACAGATTGCTGAGGTGTCGTAGCATATGCCGGTTGTACATAACCCTGTTGAGCTGATTGTTGTTGCACAGGTTGACCTGCTGCTACTGGAGCACCGGTATAAACATTAGCCGCACTACCTTGAGGTGCACCAAATACAGAGGATGCTGCAACAGGCATGCTGCCCAATGCTTCACCATCGCGTACTTTTTGAACCGGGCCCAAACCACATCCGATACCAGTGGATTGATTGGAGTAGAAGAAGAATCGAACGAGTACATTGACATACATGCCGGAGTATACTTGCGTAGGATTTGTAAGAGGGTTACCTTGAAGATCTACTACTTCAACTTTATAGCTAGCATCTTGCGCTGCTGTAAATACCCAATGACCTTTACATTCAGGACCAAACTCCTTCCCGGATTGTGTATAGCCATCACCGTCATGAATTGGTACTTTTGGCTGTGCCGGAACACGTGCGCCGAATTTAGTACGAGCTGATTGGATAGCAGCTTCGATAGCATTCATGAGAGCTTGGTGTTGAGCTACATCAGTTTTAGGTAATAGAATAGTAGCTGAATATCTAGGTTTAGCAGCAGGCTGTGTGGAATTAGCCCAAGGTTCTAATAGATGGCAGTAGGATACGCGAACATTTTGCAATAATACTTCAGTTGGTTGTGGAACGAATGACATAATTAATTACCTCCATTATTATCATTAGATACATTAAATATTTGCGCCGCAGTAGGTTGATTGGTAATCCGAGGGCGCTTATCGGATTCCTCAACTAAGGTAGGCTTGCCTGCTTTCTTAACTATCATGTCGCCTACCATATCATTAAATTGGGTTTTACCGATGGTCTTTTCCATCTGTGCCAATGTTAATGTCTTACGTTCATACAGAATGCTTTCATCGATGCCAGCTTTAATTAAAGTATCAATAGCAGCATCAGTGTCTTGGAAAGCTCGACTACCACGACCCTCTACGGCTTTCCAGCCTGGGACTGTCACCCCATTAAGAGATTCGGTGAGTGCGTAGTCTTTCATATCTTCGAGCCAAGCAGCGACGTCTTTCCCCCGACGAAGGTATTCACCGAGTTCTGTCATCGAGATAAGCCGAGGATCATGATTAGCAACTAGCGCACTGTGCAATGAGTCGTTTGCATCATATCGGGCTTTGCACTGTTGTTTTGCCCTACAGAATCTGCACCAGTCACCGGGTTCAAATTTACCGTTACCAGACATAGCCTCATCTGCGCGCGGTTTGACAAATGCATTACCCCAATCCAGTAATTCTGCTGTAGGGATTTCCCATTCGCTGATATTATTAACACGGGGCTGCACGATAGTCATTTTGACCGTATTGAACATATAGAGTAATCTATATGCGTCAATCGCACCAAGAGCATATAACATCATTTGCGGATTGTGTTCCGCATCAACGACTACCCCTTTTCCGTGCTTATAATCAACGATGTGCAAGGTGTCGCCGGATAGAATAATACAGTCAGCCGTGCCGAATCCATCGGGTACATAACGGCTAAAGTCAACGCGTTTTTCAATAGCTACTACTGGAGTTGCCGTGCAACCTAACATAACACCCTTGACATATTCAAGGTATGCTTCCGAGGTATCGTCCATTTCTGGTTGCCACAATTCATCCTTTTTGATTTTGTTGAATTTGCGAGTGTATGTGGATTTAGCCATGGCCGTGGTATACTTCTGTAATTTTAACTCACACAGTTCATGCGCCAGGGTTCCTTCCTTTGCATACACAGATGTGCTATCGGGAAAGTTCTCCTCTAGGAGAGGGGCGGCTGTACAATGCAGCCACCGGTGTGACCCCGATGCGTTTAATAATGCATGTGATCGAGGTGCCATTAGATTCTTGCCCCCAATCCTCTAATTGCATTTACTAATTCAGGGTATCTCTCCTCAGGTACTTGACCCAAGTATTGAACACCGAATTGTGTCATTAATTGTTGCAATTCTACAGCTTTCCCTGCGTCAAGTAATGGTGCAAGCGCCGCTTGAATTTCAGGCAATGTATACTTCTTAACTTCTTGAGATACCGGAGCGGTAACAGGTGTTTGCGCAGGTGCGGTAACAGTTTGTACCGGGGCATCAGATGCCACGTTGACAGTTGGTGCTGTAACAGCTACTTGAGTAGGAGTAACTTGTACAGCTGCATTAGGTACCGTCATGGATACCGAGTTTGGTTGCATAGTTACTGTTGTAGTAGGCACAACTTGATTTGTATCTTGCGGAGCTAGATTAGATACGAACTCGGAGGGTGCCGCTACTGTAGATACTACTGCGTCCACTATGCCAGGGGCTTTATCATCCATTGCTCTATCGCTATCTACAAAACTTTTGAATTGATTTAACACAGCTTTTAGCTGATTATATACATCTAGTACATTAACTCCTTGAACTTCAACTTTAATCATTATTTAACTCCTCCTGAATATTAATAATTGATTGGTTATAATACGATTCTTTTAGCTCGAACCCTAAAGCCCTACGGCCCATACGAAGTGCCATAACTGGGACCGTACCAATACCAGCAAATGGATCAAGTACGATATCATTTGGGTTACTCCACAATTCTATGCATCGAGCCACAGTATCTAGCTGCAGCGGGCAAATATGACGCTCGTCCTTATTGTCACGAGCTGCTTTATAATTCAGCGTATGCGTTTGGCGGATATCGGCCCATACAGGATTAGCATATCGGCGCCATACTTGATGGCTATATATAGGCTCCGTATTGTATTTTTGCTTTTTATCAAACAACTCTGGATCGGGCGCAGGCCTTTCAATTCCTTTAATACCCTCAGGTTCCTCTTGACCGAAAAACTGGGTAAACCCTTCTGGATGTGCGATGGGCTCCGGATTGTCACCAGGTTTACGCAATGTAACGATGTAATCAGGCGCCCCCATACGGCACATGGCAGAATCTTTTACAATTTGCTTATGTAAAAGTCCTAGAGCCTTTGTCCGAGTAGCCTCAATGAGAGGGTCTTTCCAAATCGTGACTCGGGAATGCATCACGAATCCAGCATCCTGAAAGGCTCGAATAATGTCACCAGGAAAGTCTTTCATTCCGATAACACCGTCCCTGGATTTCGTGAGTGGTAAATCCATACAATGGACCGATACTAATCGCCCTGGCATTATTACACGGTATAATTCTGCGATTAAATACTTGAAGTGCTGCCAAAACTCACTATCAGTAGATGAGTTTCCCATATCCCTATCGGAATTTGAGTAAACATACAAGCTACTAAATGGAGGGCTAAATATAGAGTAATGAACGCTATCATCAGGTAGCCCTTTCAGCACTTCTACTGAGTCGCCATTATAGATTGCAAATCGGGACTCAATTAACTGATTTAGTACGTTCACGTTGTAGGTCCTCCTTTGCTTTCTTATTTAGCGCTTGCAGCATTGCGACTCCAGCAAGGGAGGCTATAGCTTTATTCATGCCTACGTCAACAGCTAATTTAGTTAATTTGGCTGCTTTTAACTCATTGATGTGGATGACTCTTATGTTATGCCCCTTAGCATAAGCTAATTCCAAGTTGCACCCGGTTGAGTTCTCCCAGCCGTTGCACATTACGATTGCATCGCAGCCACTTAGAAGGTCAATGCACCAGTCTATGCCGGTATCATAATCGACCTTATTGTACAAATGCCCCAATATATGTATGGGTGATAGGAATATGTTATGTGTATCACTACCAAAAGGTTCTTTTATTGGAAATACGCCCATATCGTCCTGCAGCCACTTTAATACAGAGTCAGCATTCTTTTTGTTTTTAGCCAACCCTCCGAATGGATGGCTAACGTAAATTTTAGTCATATAACAGCCCTCATTTCTGCCCAGTTAGGTAACACCATCGGCACACACGGATTGTATTCCGTTGATTCCCGTCTAGTTTTAGATAATTCAGTACGAACAGCGTCACGGGTTAGCGCAATCATAGCGTCCCTCATTTTTATGGCATCCGCTTCCTTACGTTCGATGTTTGCTTTAACCGCGCCCTCCTTTTCGGAGATTACGATATATGCGTTCACCTCATGCTTCTGGCCAAATCGCCAGCATCGACGAAGCGCTTGATAATACTGCTCATAACTATCGGATAGCCCGACAAATATCATATTGTGGCAGTTTTGCCAGTTCATTCCGAATCCAGCGATACTTGGCTTTGTTACCAAACATTTTAGGAATCCAGAACCAAAACCTAACATCATGCCCTGTTTTAGAGTTGCCTTATCACTACCTTTGACATCCTCTGCGAGATCAATCATTTCTTTCAAAGTAGTCGATTCATCATTAAGGTCGCACCACACTAGCCATTGCTCATTAGATGCATTGACTAAATCAGCTGCTGCTCTACATCTTGATTCAAGAGATGCTTTGCGAGCCCTGCGGCGTTCCAGTAAGGATAAAGTAGGGACATCCTCACCTGTTTTATCAACAACAATTTCATGTACGTGCAACTCAGGCAATTCATAGCCATCATCTTCATAACCCAGGGATGCCGGATTATCTAGCACTACTGCCCATGACGCCATCCACTCCCAAAAGGTATTCTCTGCATGGCCTTTTAATCGCCATTTAGCGGTATCACTACCATCGTGCGTGAAATACATGGATAGCATCTCATTACGGCTCATAATACCGAGGAACTCCGCATGATTGCCAAGCTCCATATAGTCATTTGGAGCAGGTGTTGCTGTACACGCCAGCCGATATGGTGTATTACTGAATCGATTTATTAAATCCGTACGTACTTTACCAGTAAATGACTTTAGGATACTCGATTCATCAAGCACGACACCTATCAGATTATCGGTATTAAATCGGCCCAATTTCTCGTAATTCGTAATATTAACGCCTGGTACAATGTCATCATCGGATTCGCATATAGTCACAGGAATATCGAAACGTTCACCCTCAGACTGTGTTTGAGCGGCCACAGCTAGTGGTGCTAATATGAGTACGGATCCACCTGTATGTAGATAAATCTCATACGCCCAGGACAGCTGCATTAAAGTTTTACCTAATCCACAATCAGCGAATATGGCAGCTTTACCTTTTGCCAAGGCCCACTTAACGATATCTCGTTGAAAGTCAAATAGGTGTTTGTTTAGGATACTTGTATCAATATCAAATCCATGAGATTCTGACATTTTAGACTTGGAGTTGATGAAAGCGTTATAATTTATCGACAGACGCCTTTACGGATTCATACTCAGTAAGTAGTGCCGAGAATTCTGGATTATCTTTTGCAAGTAATCGATACATAGTCAAGCGCTCAGCGTTCTTAGCCTTTTGTTCGAGTTTCTTTTCTATGTCCTCCAATTTAGCTCGATCACTTTCGCGTTTATCACATTTAGAAATATCGATAACTGCAATGACCTGTTTGACTACATTTCCCTTGAAACCTTGCATCCGAACAGTATCAAGGTCTTTTGCCTTTTTCAAAACACGGGCAAGACCTAAGCCGTTTCTTGATTTAACAACCACCCAATCACCAACACCAATATTATCGATTGGAACGTTTGTATCGGATTCGTAATATCTAAACCAAAATTCATCATAGTCATGAGCTGGCGTATTATTTGGCCAGTAATAATCGCTGGTATCGTAAGTAACTAATAAGAATTCCATAATATGTCCTTTCTGTGGTATACTTTAAATGGATATTTTCTAATTTGAGCTTGTTGATGTTGCCGCATCATCAGGCTCATTTTTTATGCCCAAATCCTCGCATTCATCAGGAATGCAATAATCTCGCTTTGGACAGGTACTACAATTTCGCAATTTAATCACCACCTTTCAAAGCGCTTAAATCAAGCACCATCTCCGGCTTTCTATTTTCCCATGTGTAATAATCTAGGCCTGCTTCTCTTAATGCATCTGCAGCAGCGCGTCCGGTTTGAGCTTCATCAATAATTCTGTAAGCGCTTTGTCTGGCGTTGCGTACTTTTGATAGTCGTTCCACGAACGGCTTTAAGAGTTCACAAATAGAAGCCCATTCTTTTAGTGGTTCATTATAGAAGCTCTTACCTCGACTAATCATGCGATCGATTAAAAATTCCGACTTCGGAATACTAGCCAAAACGCTATCACCAAACCCCGCTTGTTTAATTTCTCTAGCAGCTTTCCGTGCTTCGGATAGAGCCTCTTCTAAACGCTTAAAGGCATCTAGCGATTTAATTTCTTGAGTCAATAGAGCTTCGTATTCATTTTCAATTGCATCGGTTTTCTCAGAACTAACACGAGATACGAAGTTCCTTATTTTTTGTTTACTGATATAAGGTTTTGTCATTTTCTGTCTCCTTTTAGTTGTAATAAGGGTTTTTACAATAATCACCGTGAGTTCTCACTCTTGGGATGTATGTGACATCTTCCTGCTCTTCTGCGTCAACTTCTGCCATATCTTTTTTAAATCCGTATAGAGATATAACCAGTCCGATTAACGATTGCAATACGAACTGTTCCCATCCAATTTGGTCGAGTTCTAAGGCTCCCATAGAACCTGCGACCAAAAACGTGCCAATTAACATATAACCCATAAATTGATCTCCTTTATATCGTCACCATTGATAAAATAGATGCTACTGCTGCTGCAACTAAGCTCAAATGCATTCCTGCGTCAATCCATGTCATGATTAACTCCTCCTAATGAATTCCAGCGGATTTAAACTCCGCATCAACTACTTTCACATCCCAACCTAGCGAATGAACAAGGAATGTTCTAAACCCCTCTTTATCGATGACAAAGCTACGGGATTTCTTACCTGGCGACTGCCAGGCGTAGGCAAATGGAAATCTATCTCTTGCGATGCCCTCCCGGATAGCTGTTAGGCTAACACCGAGCAC